GCAGGGCGACTGGTCGGGCTACGAGGTGGATTCCGACCTGCTCACGCCTGCCGATGCCTGGCAGGTCACGCTGGGGATGTCTGCGGATCAGATGCCTCCGGATGTGGCGGCAGGTGCGCCGGTGGTGGTCAAGATCAGCGGTGATACGGTGATGACCGGGCGCATCGATGAGGTCAACCACCAGGTGAATAAATCTTCCCATACGCTGACAATTTCCGGGCGCGACGGCGCGGCGGTGTTGCTGGATTGTTCGGCTCCGATTTTTACCGCGCAGATGGCCAGTTTGCAGGAGATTGTCACCAAGGTGGTGCGCCCGCTGGGGATTACTAAAATCCGCCTGGATGCGGCAGCAATACGAACTCGCGAGAAGATCAGCGTCGAGCCGGGCGACAGCGCCTGGGATGTGCTGTCCCATGCTGCCGAGGCCAATGGGCTGTGGCCGTGGTTTGAGCCGGATGGCACGCTGGTGATCGGCGGCCCCGATTACAGTCAACCCGTCTCGGCCACGCTGGTGCTGCGCCGGGACGGGATAGGCAATAACGTGCTGAGCCTGGATAAAACTGAATCGGTCGCGGAACGCTATTCGCAGGTGACGGTGCTGGGGCAAACCCACAGCACCAGCCTTGAACAGGGTAAAAATGCTTTGCAAGCGACTGAAAAAGATAGTGGCATGAGCTGGTATCGGCCAAAGATCATCACCGACCATGAGGCTGATAATGCGGCGATTTGTCGCGACCGGGCGCGCAAGCTGATCTCGGACAGTCGCCTGAAGGGGCTGACGCTGACCGCGACGGTGCAGGGGCATCGCATCACCAGCACGGACGGCGCAGGCAACGGCATGCTGTGGACCCCCGGCCAGCGGATTTATGTGGTGTCCGAGCCGCATGGCATTGCGGCGATCTATTTCCTGATGGCGCGCAAGTTCACCCGCTCGCGTAACGAGGGCACGCGCACCACGCTGACGCTCAAGGAAGACGGTGCCTGGCTGCTGGATGCGCATCCGCACAAGAACAAGCACCGGCGCGGCAAGAACGACAGCACGCCGCACGTGCAAATTTCGGATGCAACCCAGCCATGATCAAGACAGTAGACAACCGTATCCAGCGCGCCCTGAGCGGTATTCGGCTGGCGTTTCGTGGCGTGCTGACGCTGGTGAAATCTGCCGGTGCGGTGCAGCTGGTGCAGCTCGACGGGATGAGCGGCGAGCAGTTGCAGGACGCGGAGCTTATCCAGCAGTTTGGCTTTACCAGCAATCCACCCGCCGGGACAATGGCGATTGTGTTGCCGATCGGCGGTAAGACGGCGCACGGCATTGTCATCGCTACCGAACACGGCACGCTGCGTCTGAAAGGCTTGGCTAGCGGCGAGATGGCGATCTACAACCAGTGGGGTGATCACGTGACCCTGTCAGCAGACCGGCGCATGAAAGTGGTGTCTTCGCTGGCCGTGGACATCACTACCCCGACCGTTAATATGAGCGGCAATCTTAACGTTGCGGGCAGCATCGTGGCGCAGCTGGACATCAGCGACCACAGCAACAAATCGATGCTGGGTATGCGCACAACCTACAACGCCCATACTCATAGCGACCCGCAAGGCGGTAGCGTCGCGCCAACGGGCAATCAGATGTAATTTTGGAGTGCGCAGCCTCGGCTGCGCCTGGCAGCGTCATGTCGGTGCCGGAACAAAAGTTTTATGTGCCGCTGCACACCATAACGCAACCGAGGTTGCGTACTCCATAGGAAGATATTCCGCCTTAACTGCCCTCCCATGCGCGCGTAAGCTGCGCACATGGACATCCTGATCAACCCTCTGACTCAAGATTATTTGCTGCAAGGTGGCGTGTTGAATCACGACCCGGCAGGCGGGCTGGCGAATAGTTGTTTCATGCGCCTGAGCATTCCGTTGGGCAGCTACTGGGCGGATAAGACGCTGGGTAGTCGCTTACATGAGTTGCAGCGCGAGAAGGATCTCGCCCGTGTGGCGATTCTCGCCAAACAATATGCCGAAGCGGCACTGGCACCTGTGCTGGCCGCTGGCCGTGCCAGCCGGATTACGGTCACCACGCAGCGTGCCGCCAGCCGCTTGAGCCTGTTGATCGAGGTGCTGGCCTCAACCGGGCAAACCTTGACCTTCCAACATCCCGTCAGCGTGATCTGATATGCCCTTTACTACCCCCGATTACCGTCAAATCCGTACCGCGATCCTGCGTGACATCGCCAATCAGCGGCCTGATGCCTATGTGGGTGATGATTCCGATTTTGCGCTGCGCGCCAATGCCACCGCCTCGGCGATTGAGGGCTTATATCAGCACCAGGCCTGGGTAGCGCGGCAGATTTTCCCCGACACCGCCGACAGCGATTATCTGGAGCGCCATGCCAGCCTGTATGCGCTCAGCCGTAAAACCGCCGCCACGGCCACTGGCAGTGTGCGTCTGAGCGGGGTACAGGGCAGTGTTATCGCGCTGGGTACCGAACTCAAGTCAACCAGCGGAGTGGCGTATCTCACGACCGCAGCAGGCACGGTGGGCGCGGCGGGTACGGTGGATATTGCCGTGCAAGCCTCACTGGCTGGTGCCAGCGGCAATCAGGCTGTGGCCACGGCGCTGACGCTGAGTGCCGCACCCGCCGGGGTGCAGGCAGCCAGTACGGTGCTGATGATGACCGGCGGCACGGATATCGAGAGCGATGCCGAGCTGCTGGCACGCCTGTTGTACGAGATGCGCTTGCCGCCGATGGGCGGCGCAAAGCACGATTATTTTGCCTGGGCAATGACGGTGCCTGGCGTAGTGGATGCGTACGTATTTGCTCAACGCCGCGCGATCAATTCGGTGGATGTAGTGATCGAGGCATCCGGTGGTATACCCTCCGCACAATTGCTGGCGGATGTCACTGCTTACCTCAATACGCAACGTCCGGTTTGTGCCGATGTGCTGGTGATGTCGCCCACGCTGGTGGCGGTCAATATTGTTGCCAGTCTGACGCTATCTGGCATCACGCTGGCAGATGCGACTGCACGGATTGTTGCGCTGTTGCCGCTTTATTTCGCCACGTTGCATGTCGGCGATGCCGTGCCGCGCGCCAGGCTTATCAGTCTGATGATGGGCATCAACGGGGTGCTGGATGTCACGCTGACCAGCCCGGCGGCCAATGTGGTGGTGCTGGCGGATGCAACGCATAGCGAGCTGGCTATCCTCGGCACGGTGGCACTGTCATGACGCACGCTGATCTGCTCAAACGGCTGTTGCCTGTGGGGGTATATGACATCAACGCCGCGCTGTTGGGCGCTGATCTGGCGGCGGACGGGGCAGTGTGCGACGGCGCACAGGACTGTGCGATGCGATTGATCGATGAGGCTGATCCGCGTGTCACATCTGAGTTGCTGGCCGATTGGGAACGGGTGCTGGGACTGCCGGATAGCTGTGCGGGCGGTGCTGCCATGACGGTATCGCAACGCCGTAACCGGGTGCTGGACAAGCTGCGCAAAGTACACGGCCAGAGCCGTCAGTTCTATCTCGACCTGGCTGCGATGCTGGGCTACACCGACACCAGCATTACCGAATTTCGCCCGATGACCTGCGGAGCGCCGTGCGACAGCGCGGTCTTTGGATCGGACTGGCTGTTTGCCTGGCAAATGAACGTCGGTGATTACATTGCGATCCACACCATGACTTGCGGAGATCCGTGTGATTCGCCGCTGCGGTCGTGGCAGTCGACCGAGTTGCAGTGCCGGTTAAATCAGCTGAAGCCAGCGCATACCACCGTGCTGATGAATTGGACGATGACGCAAGCGCAGATTGTCGTGGTGCTGGCCTATAGCCGCGAAGACATTCTGAGTGGCGCGCCGGTGCTGCATAACCTCATCGGCCAGTTGCCGACCCATTTTTAACAGGAGATTTGCATGACACTCAAAACCGATATTGACCAGCTCGCCGTCGATGCGCTGGTGATGCACCAGGTGATTCATGCCGATGCCAGTACTACCGTGACCACGGCAGGCGGCCCGGTGCGTAGCATAGCCAGGCTGATTTCGGACAAGGATGCCGAAATCAACATATCGGCCAGTGGGATACTGGCGCAATCAGTCGCGCAGGTCGGCCTAGCCACACAGCAGGCCATTGCGGCCGGAAACTCTCTGTCGCAGGTCAATGTCGCTGTCGCGCAGGCA